GGTATAATAAGCTATTATGTTGAAATTTACAGAGTATTTAAAAGAAGAAAATGAATTTAAAGACGGTGGGTTAACCATCTTTGATATTGACGATACGTTGTTCCATACCACTGCACAAATCGGTGTAGTAAAAGATGGTAAGGTTATCAAGACCTTAACGAACCAAGAATACAATCACTATACTGCTAAAGCTGGTGAGACTTTTGACTTTAGCGAGTTTAAAGACGCTGATAAGTTCTACCACGAAAGTAAACCAATTGCTAGAATGATGGATAAAGCTAAGGCAATCCTAAAGAACAGCGAAAATAACCCAAACAGTAAAGTTGTTATTATCACTGCTCGAAATGACTTTAATAATAAAGAACGTTTCCTAGCTACCTTTAGAAAACACGGTTTCGATATCGATAAAGTTCGAGTTGAACGTGCTGGAAAAATCTCTGGTGACTTTATCCCTGCATTTAAGAAAGTTATTATTATTCGAAACTACCTAAATACTAAACAGTTTAGACGTGTTAGGTTATTTGACGATAGTATGAGTAACCTAAAAGAATTTTTAAAGCTTGGTAAAGAATTCCCAACGGTAAAGTTTGAAGCATTCTTTGCAAACCCAGACGGAAGTATTAAGACAATAAAATAATGTTAAATTTAAAAGAATATCTCAGAGAAGAAAAGAACACTCATATGGAGCATGTCGAAGACCTGCTTCTAGATGGCGGTGTTGCTGGTGCACGCAAGGCTATTAATTTCCTGCGCGACTTAAGAGATATGCTTGCTGGTCACTCTAAGTCAAAAGTAACTGCAACTGTTAAGTGGGACGGTGCACCTGCTATTTTCTGCGGTATCGATCCACGAGATGGTAAATTCTTTGTTGCTAAGAAAGGTGTCTTTAATAAAGAACCTAAAGTATACAAAACGTCTGCAGAAGTAGATGCGGACACCTCTGGCGATCTTGCTGCAAAACTTAAAGTAGCATTAGTAGAGTTAAGTAAGTTAGGTATTAAGTCAGGTGTGTATCAAGGCGATTTGATGTTTACTGATGACTTGAAGAAGGAAACTATTGACAATGAAGATTACATCACTTTTCATCCTAATACTATCGTTTACGCTGTTCCTGTGGCTAGTGAACTCGGTAAAACACTTAGTAGAGCAAAAATTGGAGTCGTCTGGCATACAACATACACTGGTGACACCTTTGAAACAATGAAAGCTTCATTTGGTCAATCCATCATACAGCATCTAAAACATAATCCAAACGTATGGATGGATGATGCCAACTATAAAGACTATTCTGGCACTGCAACATTTACTGAAGCAGAAACTAAAGAAGTTACTTCTATTCTTTCTAAGGCTGGAACTCTATTCAATACAATCAAAGCAGAAACTCTAAATCACATTTCAACAGATCCAGATCTTTTATTGGCTGTTAAAACTTTCGGTAATACTAAAATTCGCAAAGGTGAAGAGATTGTCAATACCGTACAATATGTCAAAGAGTTATTCAACTACATATATGACAAGTATCAGAAAGAAATCGATACAAAGAAAACCGAAAAGGGAAGAGCTGCAAATGAGGAAAAGCGCAAAAAGATTCTCTCGTTTTTTGCAAACCATCCCCAAAATGAGATCGCTAAAATTTTTGAATTGGCGAATCTTCTTGTAAAAGCAAAGCATATGATTATCGCTAAGATGAACCAAGCAGGACATATTAGCACATTCATTAAAACTACGAACGGATTTAAGGTAACTGGTGTTGAGGGGTTTGTTGCCATTGACCATTTATCTGGCGGTGCAGTTAAGATTATAGATCGCATGGAATTCAGTAAGTCTAATTTTTCAGCAGATGTAATTAAAGGGTGGCAACGATGAAAACGTTAAAAGATTTTATAGCAGAACAAAAACCTTGTTGGAAAGGTTACCAACAAATTGGTATGAAAAAGAAAAACGGCAAAGAGGTTCCTAACTGTGTGCCTGAAAGCGTAGAAGAACAATTCGATTTAATCGAAGAAGTTGTTGAAGAGCTATCAGCTGAACATGGTATTGACTCTGAAGTAGTTTGGGAAAACTTTGAAGAGTTTACAGACGAAGAATTACTAGAGTATGCAATTGACGCCAAAGGTCATAAAAGTTCTACTGGTGGATTGACTCAAAAAGGTGTTGATGCTTATAACAGAGAAACTGGTGGGCATTTACAAACTGCAGTTACTACAAAGCCATCTAAATTAAAACCTGGAAGTAAAGCTGCCAATCGTCGTAAATCATTCTGTGCGCGTATGAGTGGCGTTGATGGTCCAATGAAGAAGCCAAACGGTGAACCAACTAGAAAAGCATTAGCACTTAAAAAGTGGAATTGTTAAAAATAATAATAAAAAGGAAAAATTATGTCAACAACGTTTAAGTTATTTGCGGATAAAATGGGCGGAGAAGTTGCTGCCTCTTATATTGGTAAAAAGGGTGAAATCTTTTATGATATTACAGGGTTAACTCCAATTCGATTATCAGATGGTGTAACTCCAGGTGGTGTTCCGTTTGGTATCGTTTCTATCAATGAAACATTCAATCCACAGTTTAAAACTGTTTCTGGTAATACTCTTGCTGGAACTGTTTCTACTGGTTCTTATGTTCTTCAGGGACTGATCTGTCACTTTAGAATTAATGTGAGTTTCGCTGCAACTACAGACTTTGGTTCTGCTAGCCAATATCAAATTACACTACCATTCCCATCAATTTCAACCATGACTATTCGTGGTGGAACTTTACATGCTCCTACCCCTAATGATGCAATCTATCATATTGCAGGAATCACAGATATTACTGATTCTACAACTATAATGAAATTATATTATTCTGGAGCAGCAACAGATTTGGCTTGGAAATCTTCCACTCCAGTTTCTGCAACAAATACTGTTAGCCACTTTGATATCTCTGGTGCATATCAGATAGCTGTGTAATTGAAGTTTTATAATGGCTAAATAATGTATTAGCTACAATTTTATAGATGGATACCAATGAAGAATTATCGTCAATTACTAGAAGGATTGCCGTCCAAAACCGTAGTGTTCGCTTTTGGAAGATTTAATCCACCCACAATCGGGCACGAACTACTATTCAAAGTAGTAAAAAAGGTTGCAGCATCTAACAAAGCTGACCATGTAATTTACGCTTCAAAGACTCAAGACAAAAAGAAAAATCCTCTATCTGTAGATCGTAAGGTTCATTACTTGAATCTAATGTTTCCGCAAACAAATTTCGTTGCAGCTAACGAACACGTTAGAACTTTTATCGAAGCTGCAAAACTTCTAAACAAGAAGTATAAGAATCTAATCATGATTGCTGGTAGCGATCGCGTTCCAGATTACACTAAACTATTAAATCAATATAACGGCAAAGAGTTTCACTTTGATAGCGTGCAAGTTATCTCTGCTGGTGAACGTGATCCAGATAGCGATGACGCTACTGGTATGTCTGCATCTAAAATGCGTGCAGCTGCAGTTAAGGGCGACTACTCTACATTTAAGAAAGGGTTGCCTAGCTCAGTTCGTGATATCGATGGCAAACTTCTAATGAATGAGATCCGTCAAGGTATGGGTCTTGAAGTTGTTAAAGAACAAATAAAGTTTGATGTTGATACTATAAGAGAACAGTATTTCCGTAAAGAAATCTTTAACATCGGTGAGTTTGTAGAATCTAAAGGTATTAAATTTGAGATTGTAGATCGTGGCTCAAACTACCTAACGGTAGTTGACTCAAATGGCGATCTATCTAAAAAGTGGATCCAAGAATGTGTAGCTGTAGAATCTATCGATGAAGATATCGCAGTTGGATACGCTCCACAAGAAATCTCTTTCAAAGGTTATACAACAAAGAATCTACATCACTCTGGTGATGCTGCAAAGGCATTCCAAGCTACTATTGAACGTTATGGTAAACACGATCCTGTAGCTGTGCTTAATGCACTTAAAGCTACTGATACCTATATGAAACTAAATGATATGCATTTAGAACAAGGTAAAGCACCAGACATTACTGAATTAAAATCTTGGAGAGAAGCTCACAATAAAGCTCGTGAAGCTCTTCAACGTATTGGCGAATTTAATCACCACCAAGACTATTGGCATAACCACGAAACAGAATTGCAGGGAATGGAAGCTGATTATGTTCCAGCGACTGCGGGAGCAGATATGGCAGACTCATACACACCAGAGGGTAATATGTTAGAAGAACTTACATCAAAAACAATCAAACCTAACGATAAGTTAAAAGTTGCTCGTATTATCGCATCTTTCTTAAGTGTAGAGAACGCAGAGCAATTAAGCAATGCAGAGCAAATTATCAATATGGGGTTGCGTAAAGTTAAAACTAAAGCATTGAATAAAGATTCTCTTGATATGCTACACAAAATGCTTAAGTTAGCTGATGAAGTTAATATCGAATATGATACTAAGTTAGTTCCTAGTAAATTAAAAGAATCTATTGACTCTCGTGTAACAGTAGATCCCAACTCTGGCTATAATGCAGCTAAAGATGTTATGCGTTATACAGACTTCAAGAAACTAATGAAGATGAACAAAGGTGTTGTTGAAGCCAAGAAAGCTATCGTTACAGACGATGATGATATGGATCCGTTTGACTACGATGATAAAGCAGCCCCAGAATCTCCACCAGATGAAACTAAACCAGATACTGGTAAGGCTCCATCTGCAGAAAAAATTGCATATCGTGATTTAGAGAACAAAGGTCCAATCGATTCTGAAGTTGGAAGCACATATGGTCACGGTAATGACTCTCAATTGCGTCGTCGTAAAATTTCATATCAACACGAATCTGTAGAACTTCCAGAAGATGTTGCTACTGCAGATTATAAAGTAAATCCAGATACTGGTAGAAAATCTCGCGCGCACATAATCAATTTTGCTAATAGTAAAGCTGGTGGTAAACCTGACGATACACCAAGCGATAAAGAAGACGAATCTGAGTACAAACGCACCAACAAAAAGATGGCTGAAAATGTAGAAATTGAAGAAGCTAAAAAGAAAAAGATTGATAGTCCAGTGAAAGCTGACTTGGTTGGTGGTGGAGCAGTTAATCATGGGTTTGATGCATTCTTTAAAGAGGAAGAAGAACACGAAGATATCTCTGAAAAAGATTTGGATAAAATGGTTGATGATATTAAAGACGTAGAAGATATTATTGATGCGTATGACGATGAAGAATTAGCTATTGTTGATGACGAAGGTGTAGAGATCGAAAAAGATCTTAAAGAAGAAACTCTTAATGAAGTTCTATCTCGCATGGAACGCATTCGAGCTAAAGTTCGTTTTGCAAGAACTTCAGCAAAACGCGAACGCTCTGCCAAATTAGCTTTGAAACGTCATTCAACTACAACTACTATTAATAGTAGAGCAAGACATCTTGCAGTTAAATTATTAAAACAACGTATTGCTAAAAAACCTTTAAATAAATTATCTATTGGCGAGAAAGAACGTATTGAGAAAATTATTCAAAAACGTAAATCAGTTATTAATAGACTTGCAATGAAATTGGCACCAAGGGTTCGTAAAATTGAAAACGATCGTCTGGCTCATAACAAATATACAAAGAAATAATCATGAAAACTTTTATTCAATTTATAGAATCGTTCGAATGGATTGCTCAGAATAGATTACATAAAGACTCACCACATCATATGTTAGCAGGGTTTAATTCTAAAGAAGATATGGAAAAGCACTTCAATGATATTAAAAAATATCATGGTCCAGAGGCAGAAGCTAGACACAGAAAACAAGCCGATGAGAGAGCTAAAGATAGACAAGCAAAAGCTGAACATGAATTACCATCTCATACTCTTAAACACAGAGTTAACAGTAAAGGTAATATTGTTGATGCAGGATCTCATTTAAGGAAAGTTAATAGTCCTAATATTAAAGACACATACTCAGTTAGAAGTGGTCCAAATAAAGGAAAACAAATTAAGGTTCCAGAGAGTTCTGTAGAAGAATATAAAAAGGATAAATAATAAATGAACGAACTTATAGCAGCATTACGATTAGCTCTTGGTAATACATTCTTTATGTATTATAAAACTCATGCATACCACTGGAACGTAGAAGGTATTGAGTTTAGTCAGTACCATGACTTCTTTGCAGGAATATATGAAGATCTTTATGGTGCATTAGATCCTACAGCAGAGAATTTAAGAAAACTTAGTGCTTATGCTCCAATTAGCATTATGGAATTATATAACTATAAGACAGTGACTGAAGATGGAGTGATGCCTGTTCTATTAGTTGATATGTTAAACAATCTATTAGTTGCAAACACTGAAACATATAATGCATTTAGTAAAGTATTTGACTTGGCTACTGCTACAAAAGAACAAGGTCTTGCTAATTTCGCTGCAGATCGTATGGACGCTCATCGTAAACATGGTTGGATGTTAACTGCATCATTAAAGAAAATAGGATAAGGTATGAAGTCATTTTTAGATTTTAAGAGTATTGACGAGCAGATAACCGAAGTGTTATCTAAAGACGCATCAGCTGGTGAATGGATTAGTGATTTTATCAAGTCAGATAATCCTAAGTTTGCTGGTAAGTCAGAAGCTAAACGTAAACAAATGGCTCTTGCTGCATACTATGCTAAACAAAAGAACGAAGCTGTTATGCAAACAAACGGCACTGATAAGGTAGAACCTGATGCTGGTATGTGTCAAGTATGTGGTGCTACTGATTGTAAAGAACACTTCTATAAATCTCCAGCTATGGCAGGTTATGTTAAAGAAGAATCTGGTGAACACCACGATTATTCTCATGTTAAGAAAACGATGAAGAAAGTTGACTTTGATACTTATTCTAAGCATATGAATAAAAACGATGCTGATCACTCTATGGAAAATAAACATAAAGTAGATACACAGCACTCTGGTAGTTTCACTGGTAAGATTCACGGTGCTGAAGTATCACATAAAGTATCTGGATCTGGTCAAAAAGAATACTACATCAAAGAAGAAACTCTTGATGAAGAATTTTCTAACGACACTATGAAACGAATTCATAAAGAATATTTGTATCATAAATCTAGATCAACTGCGGATGTGCTTAAAACTCATAAGGGTATACATCGAGTTCAGAGTCAGAACTATACAGCTGGTGAAATGGGTGGTAAAGAAGGATTAATTTCTGACATTATGCGTAATAAGCACGGTAAACAAAGAATGGATCATTATCATTCTATGAAACCATCAGAACGTAAATCTTTGAGCGAAGAAACTCTTGATGAAGCAGCAGGATATAGTAAACCAAAAGGGTTTGTTGAAATCTCTAAAGACGAACACGATAAAATACTTAATAAAAGACTTGAACACGACGCAGCTGGTGTTAAAAACTGGAAAGAGTCAAAAACAAAACGTGATGTGTCTGGAGACCCAACGCATACATTTATTTCTAATACTGGTGGACAAGTTAAGCATGGACTACCTGAAGTTATAAGAATTCATGACCACGTGAAAAATAAAAGTAAGTATTACCGTCAACCTGTTGGTGGTCACGTGAAAGAAGAAGTAGAACAAATTGATGAAATCTCTAAAGAAACTTTAGGGAACTATGTTCATAAGTCTTTTGCTCGTGGTAACGAAATCCATAAACAATTGGACAAACAAGTTGATGATGTGCAATCTCCAGAAGAACGTGCAAAATTAAAAGCAGAATTATCTAAACGCAACTCAGGTGTTATAAAGGCAGCCCAAAAAATGAGAAATGAAGACTTAGAAGAACAAGCTCCAGTAGCTGGAGCATTACCAAGACACACTGTTGTTGTGCACGTATCAGATCCAAGAGAACCAAATGAACCTAAACAACGTAAAGCACTTTCTGTTTTAGCGGTTCACTCAAAATCAGCTGTAAACACAGCCCGCAAACATTTTGAGAAAAAGGGTTGGAAAGTCCACTCTTCTGAAATTAAAGAAGATATTAGCGTAGATGAAGCAGTTGACCATCAACATAGAATTGCAAGAGATACTGTAAAGAATCCAAATAAAGCTTTACTTGGTGGTCCTTCAGCTAAGGAAGCCGAAGAAACTTTAAGAAAAAAATATGGTTATGACGATAAGAAAATTGCTAAACTTAAAGAAGCTGTTGATATGGGTCAAGCAGATAGAACATTAAGATCTAAAGATAAATCTGGTAACACATACCACGTTAAAGATTCATCAGGTAAAGTTATCTCTACACATGATAATCAAGCAGATGCTATGCGTGGTGCACTTAAACATGACGATCATCGAGTAGTTAAAGAAGCTGTTAGTACAGTTAAGAAAGATGCTTCTGGTAAAGTTATTGCTTGGTCTCATGAGGGTGACTGGGAAAAGATGTCTACCAAGAAACAAGGTACAGGTAAAGCTGCAAACCTAGCAGGTAAAGCATTACAAAAAACTAAAACTCTAAACAAAGAAGAAGCTGAACTTGAAGAGGGTTTGTTTGATAATATGCCAAACACTAAAGCAGGTTTTGCTTATAAAGACAAGAAACGATCAGAACGTCAGGCAGAACACGAAAAACAAGATCCAAAAATGGCAAAAGTTTATGCTAAAAATATGGTTGATACTGCTAAAGCTGCTAAGAAGGCTAATGAACGTGGTATCACTAAACATGCTGATGATTTTGGCTGGCAAGTTCGTAACGGTGTTCAACGCGGTAAATTGCCAGAAGAAGTAGAATTAGACGAAGCTTGGGAAGTTTACGATACTAAAACTAGAGCTATCCATAGCTCACATCCTACACAACGCAAAGCATTAAATGCAATGAACAAGTTGAACGACAAACATCCAGGATATGAAACTCCAGGTAACTTAATCGCTTCTAAATTCGGTGCCCGTGTTTCTGGTCTTAAAGAAGAATTAGATGAAGCTACTTTACAAGCTCATAAAGTTGGTGTGACAGTTTCTGATCCTAATCATACATCAGTTTCACAACGCAAAGAAAAAGTTCAAAAAAGCGTTATTGTTAAAGCAACGGATAAAGGCGAAGCACAAGCTAAAGCCGAATCTTTCTATAAGAAAAAAGGTTACAAAGTTCACGATAGTTTCCATCATTCTGTAGTTCCAGCAACTTCAATGAAAACTGAAGAAGTTCAAATTGACGAAGCTGCATGGGGTAAAGATAAAGCTACTAACCTACGTCAAGCACACGATCGTCATATGGAAAAAGCACTAGCTGCAAATAAAGCTGGCGATGATGAAGCAGTTAAGACTCATCAACGTAAAATGCAAATGATCCAAGGTAAACTACAAAAACTTAAAAACAACGAAGAAGTTGAGTTGGGCGAAGAGTGTGAAATCTTATCAGAGTTGTCTAAAAATGCTTTAGGTAACTATGTTAAAGCTGCAGCGTTTGATATCGCTAACAAAGGTAGTGCTGTTGGCAAAGCTGGTAATAATCTAGCTGTTCTTGCAAATCCTAAAGGTCCACTAACTCAGTTAAACAAACGTCTACAAGGACACGCTAAAGCGGTAGAGAAACTAACTAAAGAAGAAGTTGAAGAGTTTATGCAGACAGAAGCTTATGATCAGTTAGATGAGTTAGATAAAAAGACTCTTGGTTCATATGTAAAGAAAGCGTCATTAGATGTTGGTGCAAGAGGTTTATCTAACAATAATACACTTGATGCAAAACATTTAAATACTTTATCAAAAATGTCGTCACGTGTTAAAAACATTAATAAAGCAGTTGATAAACTAACTAAAGAAGAAGCTGAACAGATTGATGAGTTGTCAAAAGCTACTCTTAGTTCTTATATTGATAAAGCAGATAAAGATGCTAGTAAAAATGCTGCAGCTTCTGAAAGATCAGAACGTGGTGGTCATCGAAAATGGGCTGATAAATTACGCTTAAAAGCAATGAATCGCACACACGGTATCCATCAAGCAATTAATAAACTAACAAAAGAGGACAATATGTTAACATATTCAGAATTCATGGCACAATTGGCTGAGAGCCGTGCTGATGATTTAAAAGATAAATTAGCTGCTGATCGTGAAGCTAGATTAAACAACTACGATTATAGCAAAGAGAAAGCTGCTAAAAAGAACCCAATTACGAAAGTAAAAGGACATAGTTATGGCGCAGGTGATGAAGATGGTGAAGCGGAGCCAACAAAGGCAGCGGAACCTGCAGAAAAAAGAGGTCGTGGTAGACCAGCTGGATCAAAATCTGGCGCAAGAGCATAACTAAATATAACAAATAACAAGGAGTAACAAAATGGCTTTATTCGGAATAACAGATGCTTTGGCATCAGCACCAAAATTTATTGCTAGAAAGGCATTATTTGATAGTTCATCTACATCAGTAGTTAATGCTACAAATGACACAATCAACCTACTACCATCTAATACTGGTTTCAATACTGGTGATTCAGTTTACTATAGTATTAACGGTGGTACTGTTATCGGTGGTTTAACAGACGCTACAACATACTTTGTTCGTGTAACTGGCGCAGGTCTTATCACTTTATATGACACATACGCTCATGCTGTTGCTGGTGGTGCTACTGGTTTAGCTGGTATTACTGGTGTTGGTGTTGGTACACAGTCACTTCAATTAACTGGGGCAGCTAATGCATCTGGTCCTAACAATTCAGATTTAGTATTCGTTGACGCTGCAGAAGCTCGTGCTACTGAAACACGCGCTAAAGGTATCAAAAATGCAGGTTGGTGGTTATATAAAACTTGGACAAATGCTGACGGCTCTGTAGCTAAACAAGCTGAGTGTATCATTGCATTGAATGATGCTAATACTGCTTTAGATCCAGATACTACTGGTGACCGTGAAGATACTATCGCTGAAGATTTAGTAATTACTATCGGTACACATCCAGCTAATATCACTAAAACAGCTCCAGCTACTGCAACATTCACTGTAGTTGCTACATCTAATAGCACTGAAGTGTTGACTTACCAATGGCAAATTCAACAAGAGGGTGCTGGCTCATGGGCTAATATCTCTGGTGCTACTTTAGCTTCATACACAACTGGTGCTACTGCAACTGGTGACGGTGCTGGTGCTACAGACGGTGACAAATACCGTGTTGTTATCACTGCTGGCACATCAGGTGTAGAAGCTACATCTAACTCTGCAACATTGACAGTAGTTTAATAGTATAGAATCGGGGGAGTTCGCTCCCCCATTTTGATATGGATAATAATCTGACTGAAGATAAATTTTTATTACATGCGATGCATCATTATGATAATCCGCAATGTACCAGCTTGACAGAATTTGAAGAAGATCTGAAGCGATTTTTGTATCTTAAAAAATTACTGTTTAGGTATAAAGATAATAATGATTTAAGAGAACGTTTAATTCTTAACCATATTAT